CAGAAAAGATACCACCGACTGCTAAATTCTACAACCACTATCTGACTTTCCTTTTTAAGCTACTTCTCCTCAGCCTTTATTCATGAGCGACGAGGTTACAGTAGACTTCACTGTAAGGGTTGCCGATTGCTTGGGCTTTTGTGCAGAGAAAGGCGACTTCGTCCCAGTGGTTGACCTGAAGAACGAGGACACCTCGAGGGGACTAAAGCGCAGGATCATCGCTGTCACCGAAGGCACACACAACGGCATACAGTTCCGGGCTAATGAAATTGAGGCGATGGTCCGGCGTGCCATTGAGGTGAAAGAGCAGGAGAATAGGAAGTACTTCAAGGTGCCTCTTGTTCTGGACCACAGCGATAGCTTCCTGGACAAAGTCGGAGCCACCTACAACCTCGAGTTCGGCAAGGACCCTGAGAAGGGGCTGCAGGCGGCAATAGCAGACGTGGAGTTCTGGAACACCACGCCCATGCTCAGAGAGGTTGCAGAGCGCGTGAAGCTAGACCCTGAGAACACCTTCTTCTCCGTCAGGGTGAGGGGCAGAATAGAGCAGGACGCAGAAGGGGAGTACCTTGCTGACATGACCCTGGTGCACATCGCCGTGGTAAACGAGCCCGCTGATCCCAATGCCAGGCTGATCTCCAATTCCAGAGGTGCCGATATTTCCCGGGAAATATTCGACTTTGGCGTGGTGCCGAGCAACCCGCCAAACTACCGCAAGGCGAGCGAGGACACACCCTGGGAAAAGCCTCGCCTTGAGGACTTCACCAGCAAGCGTTGGGATGAGCTGAGCGATGCGGAGAAGCGCAGAATAGCCCAGCACTTCGCTTGGGCTCCGAAGATGCCGCCCAACGCATTCACAGACCTCAAGTTGCCGCATCACCGCCCTAGCGACGGCGCCGTGGTGTGGAACGGTGTTCGCGCAGCAATGGCAGCACTCATGGGCGCCCGTGGTGGCGTTGACATTCCCGCGGCAGATAAGCGCAAGGTGTACAACCATCTCGCAGCTCACTACAGAGAATTCGAAAAAGAGCCTCCAGAGGCAAACTTCGCCAAATCTGACTTTGCTTTAAATACAGAAGGCTCGGAACTCAACAACAAAGGAGGTCTAAGCATGGAAGAAATAGAGAAAATCAAGACAGACCTCAAGAAAGAGTACGAGCAGAAGCTCGAGGAGGTCAAGCAGGAGTTCGCAGCGAAGATCAAGAAAATCGAAGAGCTGACCGAGCTCCGCGCGGAGATCATCGCGATTTACCCTGAGGTTGACAGGGATTTCCTGAAGTCGCTCAACAGGGAGCAGCTGGAGAAGTACAAGGCGGACCTCAAGAAGCGCATGGTGGAAACCCAGAGCACCGAGAAGAGCAGGGACAACGCAGCCAAAGCCGAGGACCCGTTTGAGCTTGCCGAGAAGTACTTCGGCCCGGTTGAAGTGGGGGTGAGCTAAGATGGTGGAGACTGCAGCTTCACCTGTAAGGGGGTACCTCCCTGAAGGTATCCTGAGCGCGAAGGTGGATACCACGCAGACCAAGGACGCCGACGGCTACTACTACAAGGCTGGGGATCTCGTGGAGATCGTTGCCGACGAAACCGTGGGCAAGGCAACCACCTCTGGTAAGGCGATAGGCGTGCTCGTTTCGAGCATCCACGAGAGCTCTGCACCCGAAGGGCTTGACTCCAGGCACCGCGTTTCCGTGCTCACGAAGTTCAGGGCTATCGTTGAGTTCACCGCGGAGGGTGCGATCAACGCTGGAGACGCCGTTACCACGAGCACAACCAACCCAGGCAGAGTGAAGGCGCTGCCCCCAGAGACTATCGACGAAGGCGGCACCGCAACGCACACCATAGACTACCGCGACCCCATCGGCATCTGCTGGAAGGGCGGAGCCGATGGTAGCAAGGTGCTCGTGCTGATATGAGGTGGTGGAGATGACGACCGCAGCTTTCACACAGAAGGATTTAGCATACCAGGACAGCCCCGCCCTTAAGCCTGAAGTCATAAGGGCGAGGGTCAAGCAGGTCTACGAAAAGACGCTGATAGGCAGGCAGCTTCTGAGTGGACCCGAGCGCATCGAGGGTGATTCCGTCTCCTGGATAGAAGAGGGTGACATCGTAGGCAACGTGGACTGGATCAGCGAGCTGGGCGGTTTCCCAAAGCTGGACTTCAAGTATGGCAAGAAGGCCAAGCCTATCCGGCCCTACGGTGCGTATTTCGACGTTACGCTGATGGAGCGCAGATTCTCCCGCGTCCAGACTGTGGGCAGAAAGATCAATCGCAGCGTTTACAAGATGCGCCGCTTTGAGGACGATCTGATCTTCAACGCCATGCTCAATGCAACCGGTATAAACACATTCGACGGTACCAACTGGACTGACACCACGGCAGGGGACCCCATCGCAGACCTCGAGCATGCCAAGACGCTCATCTACGACGCTACGGATGGGGGTGAGGCTACCGACGTCATCATGAGCCCCATAATGTACGAGCGCCTCACCAAGTTCGACGTGGTACGCAACAACAACTACCTCCAGGCCCAGGTGGTCAAGACCGGTGTAATCCCTGGCCTCGCAGGGCTCAACATAATCAAGGATAAGGCCGTTGATCCCAACGACGACGGCGTGGTGCTCGTGATCCGCAGAAAGGACATAGGCTTTATGGCTGAGAGCATACCCCTGACTACGGTCAATGTCTCCGGTGAGAACCTCGGCAACCCGATGATAGACAACCGCTACTTCAACTTCGCCATGGCAGAGCCAGTCATCGACAGCCCAGAGTACATCTGCAAGATCACCGGCTTGAAGGCGTAAGCGCCTCTCTTTCCATTTTCCGGGAAATATGTTTTGAGGTGATGTAGATGCCAAAGAATGAACTGCTTGTGGAAATCAGAGCCGCACACTTCGAGAGCAAGCACCTGCGAGGCAAGAGGGGCGACAGGGGCAAGATACCAGCGGACGAGAAGCTTCAGACGCCTGCGGAGCGCGATGCATTGAAGAACGGCAACCTCGTCGTTATCGACCTCGAGCCGGTGGAGAGCAAGCCAGCACCTGAGGAGAAGCCCAAGAAAAAGGGAAAGGGCAAGAAGGCTGAGGAAAGCAAGCCAAAGGGACCAGAGAAAAGCGAACCTGAAGAAAACGCCGAGTAGGGAGGGGAAATGGAAGAGTCCCTCCTCATGAAGTACCTCGACAGCAAGTTCGAGGACCAGCAGAGGCAGATTTCATCCATCTGCAAGAAGCTAGACAAGCTAATCGAAGATAACAGAAATGACCACGTGCAGCTTTACAGCCGCATTGGGGTGCTCGAGCGCTCTATCACTGAGCTCAGTCAGACAACCACAGCAATCGAAGATCATGAACAGAGGATCCGCGCTCTGGAAACATTCAAGAATAGAATAATCGGGGCTCTCGTGGTAATTCCCGCAGGCGTTAGCACAATGGTGGTGAAGCTTAAAGACCTGTTCTCTGGGGGGAACTGACTTGGCAGCCACTATCGACGACGTGAGGGCACAGATTGGCGACACCGACCCAGACAACTACATCTTCGGCGACCCTGAGATCCAGAGCGCTCTGGACGAAGCTCAAGCAATCATAGAGGCGGAAGGGGGAAATGTTAGCAGTATACTGGGCAAGAGGGCGCAGAAGCTGCTCGCCGCCGCCTTCCTGGTTGACATGAAGACCGGGAACATAAAAGAGCGCAACGTCAAAACAATCCGCGAGGGCGATGCCTCGCTGGACTTTGAAGACCTCTCTGCGAAGGCTAAGGAGTGGCGCGCCGAAGCTGAGAGGCTGATTGACAAGCTCAGACCTCTGCCCTTTGGTGTGACCAACGATTTCTTCAGTGAGTGAAAATGTTCTCGGCTTTAGACTGGCCCTATAAAATTGAGCTGGTAAGAATCACAGAGGGCTACACCGACCAGAGCACTGGTGACTATATCCCTCCCCAGGAGAGCGTGGTGGAGATAAAGGGACACATCAGCGATGTTACGGTCAAAGACCTGCAGCGTGCACCGGAAGGGCTCTATGAGCTGGGCGACAGAAGGCTCTACGTAGCTAAGAGCTACGGCATCGCCGAGGGAGATATAATCAAAATCACAGAGGCGGACGGCTCAGTGAGCGAGTGGAAAGTTGTGCGCAGGGAGAGAAGCTACGGCTTGCTTGAGAGGTACGCAGCCTCGAGAGAGGCGTTTCTGCTCAGGCGGAGACAATGAGCAAAGTAGAAGACAAGAACAACATCCCCAAGCTTGTGGCTGATTTTGAGAAGATCCTCGATCGCGTCGCAGCGAAGATTGCGATGTACCTCGAGCAGAAGATCCTTGACAAGATGGAGTCTGGCGACGCCTCCTGGCCGGAGCTGCATCCCTTCACCGTCTCAAGGAAAGGCAGCACAAAGGCGTGGATCGACACCGGAGAGCTGAGGAATCAGATCACGCACCGCATCACGGGCAAAAGCATGAGCAGGACCATAAAGGTCGGCATCTTCCAGAGCAAGAAGGCTTTCATAGCGCTAGTCCTCGAGGAAGGGGCAACGATAAGAGTGAGTGAGAGGATGCGGAAGTTCCTCCATGCCCAGGGGCTACACCTCAAGCAAAGTACGTCAGAACTCCACATCCCACCGAGACCTCTTTTCACGCTGGTTTTCGACATGGAGGAAGAGAAAATTCTTAAAATAGCGCGGCAGGCTCTCGAGGAAGAGCTGAATCGCTACACCCTCTGACTTTGCTTTTTATGTTCTGTGCTGTGAGTGCTTATCATGCTCCCTTCGAGTCTAAAGAAAGAGATCTTCAAAAGCCTGCCCAAGCAGGTAACAATAGGCAACGACACCCTCAGCATATACGTTGACTACGCTGACAGAGTGAACGTCTCAGAGAAGCTTCGCAGCTATCCCGTGGTGCTCACTTTGCACTACTTCGGTGACAGGAGGAGCGATGTGGAGAGCCCCCTCAATGACATCCTGGAGATAACCAGCGACGGCGTGGATGTGATCTACACCAAGGGGGAGAGGGAGCGGATCACGCTGCGCATCAACATCCACGCAAAGGACCACAGGGGCGCAGAGTTCCACCACAGGAGCGATGTTGTAGACGCAGTGGTTGACGAGCTGCTTCTGTGGTACCTCAAGCTAAACATCCCCGGTATAGCCACGCGGGGGAGAAGCGAAGTTGCTGCACTTGACTTCCTCGCAGGCGACGGAATAGCGAGGCGGAGGATAGACTTCTACCTCGCCTATACGCTGAGCTACCAGGAGACGGTCACCACCATTGAGACCATTAACTACGAGGTCCAGCAGGGCTGATTTTCTGACTTTCCTTTTTAAACCTCTGCATTCAGCTTAAGCTTAAAAGCCGAAACTGGAGGAAGTAAGAGATGCCGACGTCGGATAGCGCAATCCAAATCAACGTAGCTGATGCAACTTCGGCTTCTAAGGCCGAAACCTACGGCGAGGTAATTGTGATCGGCGAGGACAGCGACAATCTCGCGGACTTCAACACTGTATACACCTACTATAGCCAGAGCGAGGTTGAGCAGAAGTTCGGCGCTACTTCACCGATATCGCAGGCTACATCGAAGATTTTCGCCCAGGGCGTGGACCACGTGAAGGTGGTTAACGCCCTAAAGGACGACGGAGCAGGCGGCTCCGTTGCGGATTATAACACGGTGCTCAACTCCCTGGTGAGCGAGCAAGTTGACTACGACATAATAGTCCCGACGATAGACGCCAGCGATGCCAACATGCCAACGCTTGTGAGCCACGCAGGCAGCGAGAAGAAGGTGCTCATCATACCGGACATAGGGGATAAAGCTACCGTGGAAGCCAACATCGGGGCTCTCACGGCAAACGAGTACTGCTTTGCTATTGCTCACGATGATGCAACGCTTGCACCAGGAGAACTTGCGGGCGCTGCCGCTGGCGTGCTCGGCGTGCTCCGCCCTTGGGTGCCTCCGGAGTGGCATGAGGTGCAGGGCATAAGTGCTGCGAGCTACGCCCCCAGCGATGTCGATGCCCTCGAGGGCAGCAACATCAACACCGTCATAACTGTGGCGCAGCGCAGCGTGATAAGCGGAGCCAAGAGCCTCACGGGCAGCTTTATAGACATCCCGCGCACTAAGATCTACCTCGCCAAGGAGATCAAAAACGCCCTGGTGAACCTGAAGATCCGCCTCGCCAACATGGGGCGCAAGATACCTTACTCGCCGGCGGGGCTGGACATGATCAAGGCGACAATCGAGGGGGTCTGCAGAGCTGCTCAGACTCTGGGCGCGCTGAGAGCTGATTACGTGGACGGGAAAGGCAACCTCGTGAAGGGCTTCCTTGTGAGCGTGCCAAGCTATGACTCAATACCAGACAGCGACAAGAGCAACCGCGTGCTCAACAACGTTTCCGTGACTGCATACCTGAGCGGCAGCATCAGCAAGATCACGCTTGACCTGGTCATAACGCTATGAGGTGATTGAAGTGGCGCTTGTGGAGTATAGCGTTAAGGATGTAACCGTCTTTATCGACGGCGTTGAAGTGGAAGACATCGCAGAACTCACCATCACGCCCAAAGGAGAGGACAACGTAACGCCAGTGAAGGACTGGAGCAATAGAACAATAGGCTGGAACGTGAAGGATGACACCGACGCAGAGGGCACCATCGGCTTAAAGGCGCAGAGCAAGACCAACCAGCTGCTCATGGACATCGTCAAAGCCAAGCGCGGCGTGCAGGTCGTTGTGAAGAGCAACAACAAAGAGGCAACGGGCTTCTCGAAGATGAGCATCGACGACTGCCACTTCTCCTGGCCGGAGTTCAAGCCCGAGGCAGAGGAGCCCACGTGGAGCTGGAAGTTCATAGGCACAAACTTCGATATCGAGTACTGAGGTGGTGTAGATGGCAAAGAAGGGCATTGATTATTCTAAGATATATGTGGCAGACGATCCTATAACAATCGAAGTGAACGGAGTGGAATTCAAGCTAAAGGAACTGAGTTCCGGAGAGTACTATGATATCCTTGAATCCTGCAGCCGTGGAAGTGATTTTGACAGGAAAAAGTACAGCCATAAGCTCGTCCAAGCTGCTGTGATAGAGCCAGATATTAACGCAGCAAAATTAAAACCTGGTGTGTTAGCAGTATTGGTCAACGAAGTCGAAAATTCTCTGGGTCTCTCTGAGGAGGCATTGCGTCACATTAAAAAAAAGTAGAATCTAAGTTTCATCTTTACTTTTTAGCTGAACAATTCGGCGACTTAGAATTGGAAAGGGTCAATAAGCTGCCCATTCACCGTGTTTTAGAGTGGCTTGAATATTTCAAGCAGAAGCATGAAAAAGTTAAGGCAATTACTATTGATAGCTCAGAGGGACACACGTTCAGGTTTTCTTAGCTATTCATTATTGTAAAATTGTGCTATTTTTTGTAAATGATATTCTGAAGGTTGTTTACATTCTGATTTGTCTTTCCAATTTTGAGAAATTTCACGCCTACACACATCTTCCAAAATCAATTGAATTGCCTCGAATGCTGTCATACCTTCAGACATTATTATACGATCATCTTTCTTTAGGGTCCCATATTCCCCTCCTCTAGGTTCCCACTTGTAGGGTATGGTAGCCCCATTACCACACACTAAAACCATTGAAATACTTTCAAACATTTTTTCAGGTATATATTTTCTTGATCGAGGCGATCTCCCCACTGGATGGAAGACTATTTCGAGTTTCGTATTGGTAAAAAATTTATTGACTATTTTATTTGATTCATAATCAAAAAACTCAAAGTTCTCAAGTACTATCTTTTTCTCGTCGTAAAAAAAACCTCTAATGGATAAATTCATATAGACTTCTTTCCATCGTGTTTCAATTTCGTTCCTTAATTTTTCAACTATCTTATCAATCTCTTTAATAACAAAACTTAAGTGTCTACTCATTAAACCTCCCCAATTCTACAGAATAGAAATATTCTACTAGTAACCCTGGACTCACATTTCTGTTTCTTCTCCAACTTGTAATAATTTTATTCTTAAGTCTATCTGTATTTGTTGAGGTAATCCTGGTTGGGGAGATAGGTAGATACCAACCATTATTTATAGCAGTTTCTATAACTTTAGGAGCCTCCTCATAAAGCCAATCTATTGTTTTTATTACATAGTTTTTATCTCTTCTATGAATAAAGAACCTATATATCTTCTCCATAGCAAATACCCAATCAAAAATTTCGTCATATAATCCAGCAATTATTATCGACTTAAGTGTTGGGATTTTAGGCTTTATTTCTAATTCTGGAAAGAATCTTATAATGGAATCATCAATATATAATAAATGGGCAAATTTTATAACATACTCAAATCCATAAATATGAGCATAATCTTTGAATAAGTTTTCGTAATGCAATTTTGTAATATGGTCATACATGTTGTATTTAGATCCCATGGTCTTAACTGTGATCTCAATGTAATCAGAATATTTTATAATAAAAGGTTCCATCTCTTTTAACATTTTGTCTACTTTGTTTAAAGTCTCTTCTTCGAATATTTCAAGTTCATTGTATTTAAAGAATGGCAGTGCTTTCCATTCTCTAATAAATTCCTCTTTACTGGGTCTGCCAAAAGATGGTCCAGAAGGGTGATACACACCAATTTTTGGATGATAAACAGAAACAACATTAACGGACGCCATGTATTAGCCTCCAACCTTACATCATTAATTACCTCACCTTTTTGCGCCCACCCAACTATATCATATACCTATATCTCTATCATCTATCATAACTTATACCCATATCACCGTATATGTTTATTGTATATTGTATATACCTATACTTTCGTATAGTTACACCAACTCTTTGATATATAAAATTTATTGTTCGGTTGTCTGCAAAGCCTTGGCAATCACGTTGATGTTGCAGTCCTGGGCATCGGGGTTATTACTGATATGCTTTATCCACATCTTCCTCTAGCTCTTTCAGTCTCTTTTTTAATCTCTCATATTCCTCCTTATCAATACTCCTAGCTTTTTTTAATTCTTGTATTTCTTGATATATCTCATCCAATTTCGCCTCAATATTCGCCAACCTGTCTGTGCGATAACTTGTATAATAAATTGGTAGTTTCTCATATTGTAGCTGTAATTTTTCTATTTTGGGTAAGACTTTGCTTAAATTCTGATGGACTTCTGCGAATTGCTGAGCGATTTTCAAAGTTTTTAGAACAGGAATTTGAAGCTCTCTATATAGAGATATTGTTTTAGAGATTGACGAAATAGCTGCCATAGTATTCGCCAAACTTTTTTCTAATCTATCAAGCTCAGGGTATTTTTCATGATATTCACTCAAAATTTGTTTTGCTTTTTCTTTTATTGAAATGTCATCTGATTTTGAGAGTTCCTTTGCTATGAAGTAAGCTTCAATCGGGAGTGTATCTAAATGTCGCTTTATCAAGTCTAAGCATTCCAAATGTGTATCCTCATCTTTTGCTTTCTCCTTGATTTCTTCCATAATTTTTTGAGCATCTTTTGAAGAGACCAACTTTTCTGACATATTTTTCACCACACTTTAAGTATAAGAGCCACAGTTAGAATGATTATAAAAACTACACTTCCCGCAATCCCTGAACTTTTGCTAATTTTAAATAAACCCGCAAAATATACTCCAATTAATCCGTATGCCACCGCCCACAGTATTAGAGTATTTGATGTAAGTGCATCCACTATTGTGATTATTACCAACCATAGCAGAATAAAACCAACTGTGTATCCAGTAGCTACCCCCATGACTTTATTTTATAAATAGGGCCTATAAAAAAGTTTTCTATGCCTTCAGTAAGAGACCTCTTTCTTAGGATCGGACTTCATGACACCGCATCTGGGAAGATGTTGAAAATAATGAAAAGTTCTGATGCAGTGCATAAACAATTCCAGAAAGTGGGTAGTAGCGCGGAAAAATTAGGCAAGCAAATGGGGAGTGTAGCTAAATTCTTTAGAGAAATGGATACAATTGAAAAAGACATTATTAGAGTATCTCAGCAACATAATAGGGCAGTCAAAAAGCTTGCCCAAGCTTATATAAATCTAAAATGGAAAGTTAAACAGTATAAAAGGGAGGTATTAGCACCAGAACTTAGAAAGGTAGGGCGGTTTGCAAGGGAACATGCGCAACAACTAAAAGCAATGGGAGTTGCAGCTACCGCTACTATGAGTGGGCTACTCTGGAAGGCACAAACGTACGAGAAATCTTTAGCAACTCTGCGGGCGCTCACTGCTGATAATGCAGAAGAGTATGAATATTATCTATCTTTGATTGAAAAAAATAAGGGAGGGCTTTTTTCGAAGTCTGATATCGCAGCAACTCTCGCCTATGCTAAGGCCAACCGTCTCACCAGAGAAGAACTTGAGACCCTTCTTCCCTATGCAAAATCTGCTGCAGCAATGTTTGGTGAGGACTTACAACTTGCCTTCATTGCCATGGTAAGGGCGATGAAATATGGAGAGGCGGAACTTGCAGAGAGAATCGGATTACAGCTAAGAGAGAACGCAGTCAACCACATCGCCCTTAAACTCTATGGCAAAAGGCTGTCACAACTTAATGCAGAGCAGAAGCAAAGGGTCATAATGCTTGCAATCCAGGAGCAGATGGCAGATAAGTTAGGGAAGGAAAATGAGATAATGAAGGAAAACATCGGTAAGATGATGGCCGCACGTGCAGCGATAGATGACCTCTCTACTGAACTTGGGAAAACCTTATATCCAGCTGTAGGTAAAGCTGCTTCTATTCTTGCACAGCTCCTGCGCACTCTTGATAAAGTGCCATTGCTAAAAGAGTTCGCCGCAGCGGGGCTTATATTAGCCTCTGCGTTGGGCGCTCTAGGCATCATTGCGGGTCCAGTTAGCACCGCCTTGGGCGTTCTAGGCATCAAAGCTTTTTGGGCTTCAGTTCAGACGAACGGGCTAACTGTAGCTCTTAAAACTAATCGAATTGTCATGCTTGCATCTACAGCGGCTACGTTTATCTACTCTAAAGCCCTAAGTGCCGCCAATATCGCAACCAAATTATTTGGCGGCGCTCTGAATTTGCTGAGAGTTGCTGCTATTGGTTTGTGGACAGCTTTAGGACCAATTGGTATCGGGCTACTGGCATTAGGAGCAATTCTAACAACACTGTGGTTTAAGTCAGATAAATTCAGAGCCATAGTAACCTCATTGGCCAGAGGATTGAGAGAATATTTGGGCAAAGCTGCTGAATGGGTAAGCTCTAAGATTCAGTGGTTGATTGATGTTCTTACAAACGCTTATGAGAGAATCAAACCATTTATCAGAATAGCAAGCTATCTCATGCCAGGGATAGGCGGGGTGAAATTGGCAAGGGAACTCGCAGCTGGCGGATTGGTTCCCTCGCCGAGAGAGCTGGTAGCTTCCACCACGACAGTGACCAGGACAACCACAGTGAACCAGAGAAAAATAGAGATCAAGCCTGGTGCGGTGGTCATCAAAGGCGTAAGCGATCCCGAGAAAGCAGCGGATTTAGCCATAAAGAAGATACAGAGACTCCTCGCATATAGCTAGATATTTCACGGGAAATTTTCTGACTTCGATTTATAACCTCCCGTCTCTCTGATTTTTTTATCATGCCAGAGATCATAAAGCTCGGCGGCGTGGAACTCACGGCCACGCAGGTCCTCGACCTCAGCCAAAGCGCACAGGTACCAGAACACCGCACTGAGCGCCAGTTCTCAGTAGCAGATCACATCATTCTCGAGCCGAAGGAGTTCTCTATTTCTGTCATGCTCTTTAAGGATAGCAAGGAACTTGAAGCGCTCAGGAAGCTCTACGAGTCCAAGCAGCTGGTGAGGTTTGAATCAGAGCTGGAAGACCTCGACGATATGGTGATTACCAGCTTTGACCTCTCGCCGGCGGGAGTAAACGCATACAAAGCAGAGATCCGCATCAAGCAGATCAGGCGAGCAGAGCTCAAGACTCGAGTGGTCAAATTTGAGGACCCAGCCACGAGTGCGGAGATAGAAACAGGAGAAGAGCCTCCTGGAGGCGATACAGCCGTATCTCCTAAAGAGATCTCATACCAAAACAAGCCGCAGAAAGAGCAGGGGAAGAACTGGCTTGAGAGTCTAATCTCATGGGTGGGTGGTCTCTTTGCCTGATGGAGTCCTGCCATTCGAATCTAACTTAGGGTTGCCGCAGAAGCAGCGGGTGAAGATAGCAGACAAAGCCTACCAGCTCTATTATTCTTGGAACTCCCTAGGCGAATTTGTCAGGCTTAAAATCGTCAGAGTAGAGGACGGCGCGGTTGTATTCAACTCCAAGCTGGTGGAGCTCAATCCCTACGAAGTGAGAGACCCTCAGAACTACGAGCTGCTCTTTACCCTTATGCCATACTCGCTGAGCAAGGAGAACGTCGAGGCATGGGTGTTCTGGGATGAATAGCACTTTCTGGAACCGCTACATAGCTATTGAAGTTGGCGACGTGGTAATCACCAGCGAGCAGCTTGACATAGAGTTCGTGGTAGAGAACAGCACCGGCGAGGAGGCAGGCTCTGCCGAGATAACCATCTACAACTTGGCTGAGACTACGAAACAGAAGCTGAAGCCAAGCGAGCGGATCACACTGAAGGCGGGGTATGCAGAGGACTACGGCATCATTTTCTCCGGAGTGATCAAAGAAGTAGTGGACGAGCTCAAGGGCGCAGATGTGGCAACTCAGATATTTGCCCAGGACGACACCGCCAATCTCCTTACAACAGAGGTAAAGCTCACCGTTCCCAGGGGCACAACTTTTGAGGAGGTCGTGGAGAAGCTCTTCGAGTTTGCAGGCGTGCCAGTGGGTAGGGTGGAGCACATAGGGCTAAAGTTCACCCAAACATGGACCTCGGGGAAAAAGAGCATATCGGAGCTGCTCAGCTACCTAGCTAAAGAGATAGAGGAGCTAAGCGGGAAGAGGTTTAAACACTACGTCAAGAACGGCATGGGTTTCTTCGTTGAGGAGAACACGAGGCATGAGGAAGCTTTCATACTCACGGCTGAGACCGGCTTGCTGGAAGTTCAGAAGATCAGAAAGGAGAATGGTGAAGCGGACTACAGGCTAAGGACCCTGATGCTCTGGAAGATCATGCAGGATTCAATCATTGATCTGGACAGCATAAAGGCGACGGGGCTATTCAGAGTGGTGAGCTACAGGAAAATAGCACGTGGGGAGGAGTACTACTGCGAACTCGAGGTGAAGGCGGTATGATCCCAAAGCTCATCGATGAAAGGATAGAGAGGAAGCTCAGGGGCATATACACGGCCTGCACCGCAGTGGTTACTCTTGTAAGTGGCAACTCATGCAACCTTCGCCTTGAGGACGGCGAGGATACCGAGCTCTTCGACGTGCCCTTCACCGAGAACCTCAAATACCTCCACGACCACGATGCCCAGGGCGCGGTAATCAGCAAAGCTCTTCGAGAAGGGGACAGGGTGCTCGTTGTCTTCTCGAAGTATCCCCTCACAGGAAAATCGGCTCGCAGATTTGACATTAACGACGCCATAGTGGTGGCTAAGCTCTGACTTTGGTTTATAAAGTCCACGCATGCTGATTTCTCATCATGAGTTATGGCACTACTCTGGAGCTCGACGCTTCTGGCGACGTAACTATCACGGAGCTGAACACCCTCGGCATGGTCACAGGCGTTGAAAAAGTCAAGCAGGACTTGAGGGTGCTCCTCAAGACCGTCAAGGGCGAGCACCCCGAGAACCCGGACTTCGGCGTGGACTGGCTCAGAATCAAGCAAAGTGGCATGAAGGAGCGCGTCATCAAAGCTGAGCTTACCAGGGCGCTCAAGCTCTACCCCTGGCTCAAATCTGTTGATGAAATCACAATAGGCAGCCTCGACGAGAACAGGACGCTGAGCATCTCTGTGAAAGTGACTCTCACGAGTGGGGAGCAGGTCACGGCGGAGGTGCAGGCGTAAATGGCAGGCGTAGATTCTAACGGCTTCACTCTCAAGACCTACAATGAGATTATCGCCGACATGGAGGCAAGGGCGAAGAACGAGTATGGCTTGGACATAGACCTCTCCGACTCCTCCCCGCTGAGCAAGTTTCTAAGGGACATAGCCCAAGAATTGGCATCGTTCTGGCAGATAATGGAGGATGTATATTACAGCGGTTATCTCGACACTGCAACTGGCGTAAACCTTGACCGTGTTGTTGCCTTAATTGGATTGACAAGAAAGCAGGCTACTAAAGCCACGGGTACGGTAACCTTCTCCCGCTCTACCCCTGCGAGTAGCGATATTCTCATACCTGCAGGAACACGGGTAAGCACAGCAGGAGACAACCCAGTCTATTTCAAAACTACTGACCCGGTGACCCTCACAGCGGGGAGCACCTCCGTAGACGCACCAATCGAGGCAGTGGAAGCAGGGGCAGCGGGAAACGTCGCCGCTAACACAATCACAGTCATAGTTGACCCAGTAAGCGGGATAGAAAGCGTGAACAACGCCAGTGCAACTTCTGGAGGGCAGGACACAGAGAGCGACGCAGCTTTCCGCACAAGGGTAAAGCAAAGCCTAAGCATCTCTGGCAACGCTACCCTGGACGCTATTCGCGCTGAGGTGCTGAAGGTCAACGGGGTAACAGCATGCTCAATTGAGGAGAACGACACCACACAGGACAACACAGGCACAGGGGGCTTGCCTCCAAAATCCTTCAGAGTAACCGTCCTCGGAGGCGATGATAACGACATCGCGCAAGCAATCTTCGACTCCAAGCCTGCTGGAATTCAGGCTTATGGCTCTGTTTCTGGAATCGCCGTTGCGGACGACGGCGCGCAGTATACGATAAACTTCGAGCGCCCTGAGCAGGTGACAATCTACGTTGACGTGCAGGTCACGAAGGACAGCACCTATCCAGCGGACGGCGATACTCAGGTACAGACCGCCGTAATCGACTACATCGGGGGAGTCGATGCCAACGGTGATACTCATATCGGACTCGGGATAGGCGAGGATGTAATCTACGCAAAGGTTGTTGCAGCCGTCATGAGCATCCAGGGCGTGGTGGATGCAACCGTAAAGATAGACACCACCTCGCCACCTGCTGGCACGAGTAACATTTCCATAGGCGCGACTCAGGTGGCACGCGCCTCCACAACCTCGGTGACGGTGACGAGTGCATGAGCGTGATAGATAGGCTTGTCAAAAGGCTCTCAAGCGCATACCGTCGAGAGCAGGGCAGCAACAACTACAAGCTGCTCTCCATCCCAGCCCAAGAGCTCGACCAGATAGAGGCAGAGCTCCAGAACATCCTCAACGCCCACCACGTGGATTACGCCACTGGGAAGAACCTCGACAACCTGGGCAAGCTTTTCAATTGTAAACGTCTGACAGGCGAGAGCGATGCCCACTACCGCGCGAGGCTCAAGACACAGATGCAGAGATACACCTCCAGCGCGACGATAAACAATGTTAAGCAGGTTGTGGCAACAATCCTTGGCAAGCCTACCTCCCGCGTGAAGGTCACTGAGGATTTCAGCGGAGGAAAATATGCGCACTTCGACGTTTGGGTCTGGCTTCAAGACCTCAATGACGCTGGAATAACGGTGCAAGACCTGAAGGACTTAATCAGCGAGATAAAGGGCGTGGGAATAAGCGTCGAGACATACCAGCAGGGCACTTTCACATACCGCTCTGCTGCTGAGACATCAGACCCGGCTAAAGGTTATAATGATTTGTTAAACTCGAACCCCGACGCGGGGACTTATGCAGGACTGTTGTGAGGTGAGATAATGGCTATCACACAGAAGACCAGATGGGACGACACGGGGCAAGAACCTCCTGCGGGCTCGGCAAAATACGTAGCGGGCGAGCAGCCCATAGCAGAATATGACAACTGGTTCAATTATAGCACTGCTAAAGATATTGAGAGCTTGAACAAAGAACTCTCTGGAAGAATTCTCAGCAAAGGCAACACCACTTCTGCAACAGTAACAGAAACCACGCTGACACTCAAACAAGAGGTGCTCCCGGATAACGATTTCATCTCATTTGTGCATTCAATACACGTGATAGCAAATAACCCCGCTGGTTCTGGTAGCACCCTCTATTTCATGCTAAGAGCCCTGCTGAGCGATGGAGTCACAGAGGTTGACCTGCTGGATGCAGAAGAAAGCGTAGCAGAAGGGGCAAGCTTTGATGACTGGCTGCTTGACATCATTGAAAAAGTCAATACGAATGAGAAAATCATGGCGATAAGACTCTACGCATACTGTTCAGTGGCTCCTGCTGCGGGATACGAACCTACTGTGCAAATCGAAAAAGTAACGGGGGTGCAGAACTAAATGTCAAGGTGGTTAAATAAATCAATCTGGGATTTGATAAAATCGAAATTAGGTGCTGAAGGCTCATTAAACGCAAAATACGACAGCGATTTGGATGGAATCGTTGAAATGGCAGATGACGCCGATACTGTGGACGGCATGCAAGGGGATTATATCCGTGACTGGAACAACCTGCTGAACAAGCCGAGCACATTCCCGCCTGATGCCCATAGCCATACCAAGAGCGAGATAACAGACTTTGCACATACCCACGTAAAAAGCGAGATTACTGATTTTAGCCACACACACCCGGGGAGTGATATAACTTCACAAGTTCCAGAGGCGGATATGCTTGACGGGAAGCATCTGAGCGATATTCTTGATTTGATTCCGCAAAGAGACAACAGCGGAGCAATAGTATACGAGAGTTCCCCCTCTCTGATAAACGATACGACATCACAAAACTCTACAACATCAACAACATGGGTGGATTTGTATTCAAAGACATTTACAAAGCTGGACAAACACACTTGGATTAAAATCTACTGGGAACAAGCACAAGGAAGCACGGCAAGCCCAGGCGGAAAGACGCGGGTGAAAGTGACGGACGGCGTGACGACTCTGTACACTGCCGAATTCACACTCTCAACAACTACATGGACGGGTAGAACCGACTACCTCAGAATCAAATCATTACAGAATGGTACAATAACTGTGACTGTCCAAGGACTCTACCAATACTCAGAAACATTCGCAAGGTATCTAAAAGTTTACCGCAACCTGACCGAAGCGGATTAAGGTGCTTCACCATGCCCTCCTGGAACCCTGTCCCCGCAACCGGAGCGCTGGAAGGCAAAATCCTTACCACCCGCCCAGTCGATACTCTCCAGGCGGAGCTCCAGGAGACTAAGGTCATAATCAGGGGCAGGGAGCGCAGGGGCTTCAAGCTCGTGCTCAGAGACGACCAGAACAGCGAGGGAGGGCTCTTCCGCTTTCATATCTCGCTGCTCAGGAACTTCGACGTGAAGCATCCCTTCATCGCGCTGAACGGGCAGGTGCTCCCTGCAAAGCTCGTGAACGGCGAGTGGATAGAGGTTGAGATACCTCACTTCTCCACCCAGACGCTTGAAATCTTCAGCGGGAGCTACAGCGAGCGCTGGAATGATAAGACGAACGGGGACACCGTGACGCTGAGCCTCGCTAACGTGCATAGTCCCACCAACGTGAAAGTAAGGGCTATTGGGCGCAAAGGCGCATGGACGATTGGAGGGGAGACGTTTCAGTGCCGCATGCCAGTGACGGTTGACAACTCGCAAAACGCCTCAGCGCTCACAGACTATCAGGTCAAGGTGGTAGTGGACACCGCAAGTTTAATAGCAGCAGGGAAGATGAACGCGGACTGCAGCGATGTGCGGTTCACGGACAGCGACGGCGCGACGAAAATACCGTATTACCTTGAGCCGGGCACAGAGAACACGGCGAGCACGGTGTTCTGGGTGAAAGTGCCGAGCATACCGGCGTCTGGGTCAACAACGATATACATGTACTACGGCAACCCGTCCGCAGTTTCAGAAAGCGACGCGGATGCCGTCTTCGAACTTTTTGATGATTTCGAAGGTACAGATATCGACACAACAAAATGGACAGACATTCATGCCGGCTCACAAGTAACTTACTCAGTAGCAAATTCGAAGTTGTCAGTAACCATTTTGTCAGGAACATCAGGTCTTTATTTCTCAATGAGAACAATAAAACAATTTCCAAACGACATTGTTATACATGAAAAAATAGATAGCATAAGCATTGGCGATGCAACCGATATCAAAATTGCAATTGGAACTGGAACAGGACTGATAACGGCAGATGGAGACTACGCTACTAACTTTGGAAACGGCTATGTAGCTAGTCTACGTTATCGCAGTACTCTTACTCCTGCCTACAGTGCGCGATTGTTAAGGTTTGATGACGACACAGATTCTTGGACAACGTTGGCTGAAGTTGAACATCAGGCACAGGCAGGTGTTTACGAGTTTAGAAGGTTTGGTGGTGATTTAGAAGCACGTAAAGACAGTAGTTTGCTTACTTCTGCAACTGATAGCACATACATAGCAAACTTTTATATGAGGCATATATCGAGAGGAAGTTCAATCGAAGGAATAAGCTACGAGATAGACTATATTTTTATCCGCAAATACGCCGACCCCGAGCCTTCTACCAGCCTCGGCGCAGAGGAAGCCGCCGCGCTCAACACCCAAGGCGCCGCCGTGTCGGTCAATGGGAGCGCAGCGATTGACCTCATGTATGTGAACGGCTCACCAGTCACCGAATTGTTAGATGGGCAAGCCGGGGACTGGATAGACATAGACCCCGCGTTATTGAACCAGGGCGACGGCGTCACGAACACACTCACAATCAGCACAGCGAACAACTCCCGCGTGGACATAGAAATCATGATGGACTACAAGGACGACGTGGTTATCGAAACCTTCACCTTCAGCACGCCCAACGCTGGAATAGTCGGAGAGGTAAAGGACACCGAGATAACCATCTCGGCGGATACCTCCAGCCCGCGCTTCGATTTTGCGTTTTCCAAGCAAATCGACTCTGTGCAGGCTGTGAGATACGAACTCAACGATGCAGGCATAGTTAACCTCACGACCGACCCCACAGCACGACCCTACTATGCCACATCTGGAAATATCCTCACAGTCTACCCAGACGACCCGCTCCTGGCAGGAGACAAGATCAATATCCGCGCAGGCGTGAGCTTCCAGGTGAGTGAGAAGCCACCCATCTACACTTCCGCCCTCGACGTTGAGGTGGAGAAGAAAGAGGTAATCCTCGAGGTGAGGCTCTCATGACGGTTATAAGGATGAAGCGGAATGATACTCTCCCGAGCCTTGAAGCGACATTAAAATACAGCGACGGCACTGCGATAGACCTCACCGGGGCGACGGTGAAGTTCTACATGGCAAAGCCTGATGGCACAGTGGTTATCAATGCTACAGCAACAATCGTAGACGCCACAGCCGGGAAAGTGCGCTATGAGTGGCAGGCAGGCGATTTAAGCGAGGAGGGTAGGTATAACGCAGAGTTTGAGGTTACTTTCCCGAACGGGGACGTTCTAACCGCGCCCTCGCAGGGATACTTTATCATAGAGGTGCAGAGGGATTTAGCTTGATTTTCCCCCACAATCTTTAGATTTCTTCAATTCATCAAGCTTTCTGGCGAGTCTTTTATATTTCCTTTCTATTGGCCATAAAATCCCAAAAGCTATAAACAAAGAATATATCGTAATTATCTTAAAATAATCAAAAAATGTATTTTCCTTAACTAATTTTGGAAAATTAACCATAAGGCCAACGAGTGCTGTAAGAATTAAACCTAAAAAGCCACTCATAGTCAACTTTTCGATTTCCATAATTGCCCTTATCTCTTCCTCGCCCATGTCTTCCTCTTTTCTCCCAAATTTCCAGAAGCGCATAATTACCCCTCCTTCATTAAGGCGCTGAGAAAATCCTTCTTTAAAAACCTTTCGCAGGGCTAAGATTTATTATGAATCGGTATAAGTAAACACTATGAGATTTATCCATACCCTCATCCTAGTGGCTATTGCATTTATCGCCGGGGTTATCGTTGGCGCCCTGGGCGTGCTCTCTCTGTTTGATGTAGGTTCAAGTACTCAGGCCTCCCAAGTCGCCACCCTGGATAATTATGAATATGTAGGCACCGTGACCAGAATAATAGACGGCGATACCATTGAAGTGGACGGCATCCGAGTAAGGCTTGTGGGCATCGATACCCCAGAAAGAGGCGAGCCTGGCTTCAAAGAAGCAACAGAGTTCACAGCCTCTTTGTGTTCTGTTGGGAGCACTGCAGGTCTTGACATCGACGATCTGGAGCCAAAAGATAAGTATGGCAGGACTCTGGCGGTGGTCTACTGCAACGGCGTGAACGTGAATGCGGAGCTGCTGAGACAGGGCTATGCTGAGGTCCTTTATATCCCACCGTCGGAGTTTGATCCATATAGCTGGCTGTAGTTACTCAAGCTTCTCAAGCAGCTCAAGCAACTTCTTTTCGTCTTTCCTTCCAGAAAGCTCCATGGCGATAAGTTCCTTTACTAATTCTTTCAGCGGGGCTTGGCTTGGCCTAAGCTTCATGCAGTTATAACAGGTGTCCATGTGCGCGGGATTCATGGCGCCGCATGCCACGCACTGCCAGGGCTTGTTTTCTTCCTTGGCTTTTCTATCCCTCTTCAGGTTGTAGAACTCAAGGAGCCGGTCGTCAACATCGCGCCCAGAGAGGTGCACATAGACGGCGGGCATCCTTGACCCCTGCACCCAGCCGAAGAACTCGCACATCTGCGCTTCCGTCATCACGCTTGCATAGATCGTCGCCCTGGTGTGCCTGAAGAGGTAAGGGTATATGCGCTTCTTGATCCCAGCTCTTTTCTTTACGGTCCTGAGTATCTTCTGCAGACCATCGCGCTTCAGATAGCCAAGTCCGCGGTTGTAGGGCCAGAAGGGGAATTCAGGGTCTGGCGGTAGTAGCCTTTTCCACCTGATGAGATATGGCGTCGAGAAGATTGCACGCACTCTCCTCATTCCAGTCTTCCCGCGCAGTGTAATTATCGCGGTCGGCACCTCTGTTTCATAATCTATAACCACATCCTTTACGCGAAGCCTCAGCAACTCAGAAGGACGGGGCCCTATGTCGTACATCAGGGCGATCAGTGCTCTGTCGCGGTCATTGTTGCAGGCGTTTATAAGAGCGAGCACTTCTTGCTCAGTCAGCAGGTCCGTCGGGATGATCCTGTTGTTGAGCTTAATTGTTGTCTTGAGCCACTTTACTTCCTCGGGATATTCTTCTCCCTCCATCCCCCTGAGCCACTGATAGAATTTTTTCAGGACGGATTTGAAGGTCGCTCTTGTCCACTCCTCCCATCCCTCCCGTCTGAGCCTGCCCATCATCACCTCGATGTCGCGCTTTGTGGCAGCCTCGAACTCCTTACCGAGCCACTCTGAAGCCTTGGTGAGGTACTGGATGTACTTCGTGAGCCTGGCATAGCCTATCTCGTGTGCGGTCATTACATCGATGAATTCCTGAATGGTCTTGCGATTCGCTTCTATCACGCGAGGGTCCGTTTTCAGAAGTTCGCAGGCTCGCTCGAATTTCTGTTTGTCCTGGGAGACATCGAGAACTCTGGGCGCTTCGATCACTACTGCTGCAGCGTCCCCCATGCCCCTCAAGTATTACCACCCCACTTTAAGCTGATACCGCGAGTGCACGGTAAAAGTGAATTCTTCCAAAAATGCTTGTAAAGAAGTAATGGAAGTGGGCTATAGGGCCACGGCCGAGATTTGAACTCGGGCTAAGGGATCCACAGTCCCTTGTGCTAACCA